AACTCGTAGGGCTTGGCGCCCGAGACGATCAGCGATGCCCAGGGCTGCAGGACGGTGAGCGCCTTCATACTTCAAGTATCCGCCTGGAGAGGTAGTAGAGGTGCGGCAGGAGCAGCACGATGGCGCCGGCCGACAGGCCGATCGCGCGGAAGCCGGTGTCGTGCACGTAGAACGGGTCCGTCATCGCCGGTCTCCGCTCGCGTTGGCGAAGGCCCAGGCGACGACGAAGGGGATGGCGATGATCGCCGCGATCAGGAGCAGGACGCGGGTCGCGGCCTTGATCGCAATGCGGAGGCGGTGGCGCGACGTGCCGACAGGCGCGCAGCGGAGGCAGCTGCAGGCGATCGGATGGACGCTGCGGTTGTTGGTGCGGCGCATGGTCAATCGAGCCCCAGCGCGGCTTTGTACGTGTCGAGCAGCATCTCCATCTCCGCGCGATCGTCCGGCTTCATTTTCCGGAGGCGCAGGATCTGGCGGATGATCTTGACGTCGTAGCCGACTGCCTTCGCCTCGGCGAAGACGTCGCGGATGTCGTCGCTGATGCCCTTCTTCTCTTCCTCGAGGCGCTCGACGCGCTCGATCAAGAGTCGCAGGCGGTCGTCGGTGGTCTCGGCCATGGGTCGGTCCTTTCAAAACATCATGATCTGCGGATCGGGGTTCGCCCTGATCCACTCGGAGCGATCGTTGCGGGCTTCGGTGAGCGCCTGCAGGGCTTCGGCTTCTTCGGCCTCGGCGGCGGCGCGGCGATGGCCGGCGCGCTTCACCCGACGCTCGATCAGGCGGACGAGCTCTTCGTGCGCATCAAGGCTGGGCAGCAGCGGCATGGCTCACATCGTGATCCACTTAGTGCCGTGAACGAGGACGCTGATGCCCGACATGATCACGATCGTGGCGATCAGGATGGGCAGGGCGGCGGCGCCGATGCGCTCGGCCCGGGCCAAACCGGCAAGGCGCCTGACATGTGCGTGTGCTTCGTCGTCGCCACCGAACAGTTCGGCTTCATCGAGTTGTGAGACGACGCCGGCGCCGGTAGCCAAGCCGCTCGCGCTCAGGTGTCCGCCGGGCAGGTCGATCTTGCAGTCAGTGCAGAAGGGATAGCCGGTGCCATCGATGTACTCGATCTGCCAGCCATCGGGCGCGTCGGCGGTCAGGCGGTGTTCGTGGACGTCGCAGCAGGTGCAGATGAAGATGCGCGGCTGCAGGCGCACCTGGTTGGCGGCGATGATCTTTTCGTGACGCATGACAAAGGCTCCTCGGACGAAGGCAAGGTTCGGGCGTTCCCGGAAGCGAGCCGGGACGGGGTAAGTCGGGATCGGATTGGCTGGGCCTGTCAGGCCCTCAGATCAGGTCAGGTGGGCACGGCGTCGGCCACCGCTTCTGGTGGAGGGGTGTTGTCGTTCGCAGGGGCCACAGGCGCCGCGTCGTCGTTGGCAGGCGCGCCATGCCAGGTGGTCATCGGCAGGGTGTGCAGCGGCTTCGGAAAGCGACTGCGCTCGATGGTGCGCACCGCGACCATCTCGATCACGAACCGGTGCCCGCAGGCGTCGGGGTTGCGGCAGTTGTAGTAGAGTTCGCGGAAGAGCGGGCTGCTCTTCCCCGTAGAACGTGCGAATGCGCGGCCCCCGCAGGCCGGGCATGTAACATGTGGAAGCTGGTTCGGACGGCCCGACATTAGCTTGGTTTCCCCGTAGCTTCAGACCCGATCCCATTACCGAGCAGAAGGGCTTGCAGGAGACCAAGGATCGGCGGCAGCTGGCCGTCCGCCTCTTCGATCTCGACTATGGCGCGCTGGATCACAGCCGGCGATGCACCGGGTTGAAGCGCCTGGAGACAGTGCGCCCAGGCATCGCCGAACTCGCGCGAGGCGGCTCCAAGGTGCTGGGCAAGAAGTTGGCGGCAGGCGACGGGCGCCGACGTGGCGACCTCGACCTGGCGCTGGTAGCTTTCCAGGATCGGGGCGTAGCCGCCACCGGCATCCATGAACGCCTTGTCGAGGGCGAAAGCCTGCTCGAGCGTGGGCAGCGGCGACTTGTCGCTGTCACTCCACTCACGCACGGTACGATCGGACCGGTCGGTCAGGCGCGCGCAGGCATCGTAGCCGATCAGGTCGGCGACCATGTGGATGGCGGCGGCAAAGGTGAGGGGGGCGCGCAGCTTGGTCATGCCGAAGCCCTCGCAGCGTTGTGGGCGGCCAGCGCCTTGGCGTGCGTGGAGCACAGATCCTTGTCCGGCGCAGGCGACGTGGTGCAACGAGCGCAGAGATCAGTGTCGCAGGTTCCGCCAGGCACCTTCCAATCGCACAGGAGCGTGGCAGGGCGCCCGCACGCGCAGCGCTTGCGTCGGCGCGACGAGCAGACGATCGCGGTGCCGCCGCCGGGCATGGTGACGCGGTCGCAGACCATCAGGCGGCATCCTTGGCTTGCGCTTCGTCGTTCCGATCGCAAGCGACCTCGACGACCGGAGCGCCTAAAGCTGGAGCATCAGCACCTAGCGGAAGCGTTGAAGGGTAGATGTCAGGGCGAAGGTAGTGGCGTGAAACACCGGTCTTTGCTTCGATACGCAAGACGTAGTCAGCCGGCACCCGCTTAGAACTCTGCACCCAACGCCATACGGCCGGCTGAGAGATGCCGCAGATGCGCGCTAGTTCGCTTTGCGAGCCGGCGACGGCTACAGCCTGCTTCAAGGCTTCGAAGGGGGTAGGGGCCGTGTCCATAAGCACGATCTATAAGCGTGATTATAGGTCGGTCAAGAAGTATAACTCGATAGCACGCTATAACCGTTGCTATAATGATGTGCGTCGATGATCAGTGCACGCCTAGCGCAACGTCTTGCCGAGATGGACATGTCGCAAAGCGAGCTGGCGCGCCGTGTTGGGGTGTCGCAGGCCACGATTGCTCAGCTGATCTCCGGTAAGAGCCGTTCATCCGCACACCTCCATAAGATCGCTCGTGCGCTCAACACAACGCCTGCATTTCTGTCCGGTGAGACTGAAGACGCCCTTGAAGGCGCGTTGTTGACGCCAACGCCGCAGATGATAGCCGAGCAGCTTGGCATGTCGCTTATACCAGAGATCGACCTGCACTTCGCGCTCGGTGGTGGCAACTACGTCGACGGACCGGTCAAGACGACAATGGTGCCGTTTCGATCTGACTGGCTCGACCGCATCACGCGGGGGCGCCCGGCAGACATCTTCCTGACCCAAGGCGATGGTGACTCGATGATTCCGACCATCCTTGATGGCGATGACATCATCGTAAATCGCACCGAACGCATGATCACGCGCCAAGACCAGATTTGGGCGCTGGGTTACGGTGATCTAGTGTCGATCAAGCGCGTTCGTCGGCTTGCTAATGGCACGTTCCTCCTAGTGAGCGATAACAGGGACGTGACGCCAATCGAGGCGCTAGAAGACGAATTGCGCGTCCTTGGCCGCGTGATCTGGATCGGGCGGAGGATGTGATGCCGCCCAAGGCTATGTCCCTCGCGGTGGTCGGCGCCACCCACAAGAACGCGGACGGATCCGATCGCGAGCTGGAGATCGAGGCCTGCACCCACGGCGAGCCGGTCAGCCTAGTGCCAGAGCCTGAAAACAAGTTCGACCGCCACGCTATAGCTGTGTTTTCCTGCCGCCAAGTGCAGATCGGCTACATCTCGGCCGAGCGCGCGCCACGTATTGGCGCGCTGATGGGTGAGCATGAGATCCAGGCCGTGTTCCAGCGGCCGTCTGAGTTCGGCGCTTGGGCTCGGGTAACCTTTGATGGCACGCCGCCATTGCTGACGCCGACGATGCTAGTCGCGCAGGATGCCGAGCCTTCAGCCGGCGATCACTACGGCGAGCCGGACTTCTATCCGGATGAAGTTTTTGATGATGACTAAGGGGAACGACAATGCTTTCGATTTGGCTTCTAGCAGCGGCATTGAATGATCAAGTCACGGCGTGTTCTGCTGCAGTACATGGCGATCTCACTTCGGCTGTAATGGCCTGTGACACACAAGGTCAGATGATTGATATCGTGAGCGCTGATGGCATGACTGACGCTTGCCTCACGGCCTTCAAGGCCGGTCAACAAGCAGGCAGGTTTGGCCGAAAGGTGCCGGCAGTGACCCGTGACGCATTCATCAAAGATTTCGATCGAAAGCTATTTGCATGTCAGCACCCGGCAACACCGAAGCAGACGCCAGAGCGCAAAATCGTAAATCTCTGGGATTGAGCTGTAATGGAAAGTCCGATCAATCCCGTCGATGAAGCACTTTCGATCTTTGAGCGAGCTAGTAGAGAGAAGCTAATCAGCATCTCTCGGTTGGGCGAACCAGTCATCGCATATGATTTTGCGAAGGCGATCATGTTGCTTGTGCACATGCAAGCCTCACAAATGCAGTTAAGTGCAGCGGTAGCGGGAAAAGAAGGTGACCGAGCAGTCGCACTTATCAACGAGATAGCCACTAAGATGGACGAAATAAGCCGCATCGCATCGATCTATACGAGCTCCCCAGACGAACCCACGACTCTAACGGGGAAGGATGATCCAGCATGATGGACGAAAAGGTGACGCCTATCCGGCCGGAGTTTGCCAACTTTGCATCGTCAATGCAGAAATCGATCTCTGAAAGTCCATTGAAGAAGAGTGGCGGAGATGGCACATCAGGCGGCATGGAAGCACGCGTCGCCCGCCTTGAAAGTGATATGGAACACGTCAAGAAGTCTGTCGCCGAGATCGCGACGGATGTGAAGGGTGGTCGAGCGACGCTTGGCGAAATCAAAGTTGAACTCGGACGCTTCGATGAGCGGCTCAAGCACATGCCAACGAAGGGGTTCATTTTTGTGACAGCAGCAGGAATGGTCGGTGCAATATCGGCGATTGTCGGCCTAATAGTGCGCATGCTTCAATAGTCGCTGTCCGCAGCTAAGGCGCCGTTTCCATCTTCAAATCGGTCATAAAGCCACCCGATTTATCGAGCCGATGTGTCACCTCGGAAACTAGCCAGGTGGTCGCATCGATCGCATCCTTAAAGCCTGAGATGCTGGCGCGCGCTTCGGGGATGACATCGGCACGACCGAGCGCCAGTTTCATTTCGAAAGTAGCGGGAGCCCGTTTCAGCCGGTCACGCTCGGCGGTGGCGGCGCGTTTGGCCGAAGCCTCATCGGGATGGACCTTGCGCAGCTTCTTGGCGCCGTCCGCTTTGCCTACCGTGACTGTCTGCTTCTTCGCGCCCTTCTTGTCGTGCCAGGTGGCGGTAACGCCTTCCTGACCATCGCGCTTCTGCCGCTGCCAGTTGTGGCCATCGCCATCGCGGCGGCGGATGGTGAGGGTGGGCAAGGCTTGCCCGGTGCTGGTCTTACCGGCGCCCTTGGGGGCGAAGATCAGGTGCTTGTCCTTGATGGTGGCGACGGCATCGTTCTCGCGTCCCAGGCGGCGCATGAAGGCGATGTCGCTCTCGCGGCTCTGGCTGATGGTCGGCAAGGCGATCGACGCCAGGGAGGGCGTTATCCGCGCCGCGAGCGCGTTGCGGCCGGCGACCTCGGTCAGCACCTTGCCGAGCGTCGTGTTCTTCCAGGACTGCGAACGACGGTTGCGGATCTCGCTGGTGAAGTCCGCAGCGCGGGCGCGAATGGTGAGCTGGTCGGGCGGACCGCTGTGCGAGACGTCATCGACCTTGAAGCTGCCCTTGTCGATCAGGCCGATCGTGACGTCGCGGCCCTTAGCCCAGCCCAGCTGGAGCTTCAGCACGGCGCCTTCGGACGGGATCGCCAGCAAGCCGTCCGTGTCCGACAGAACGATATCCAGCTGATCAGCTTCGTCGCCGCGTTTCTCGGACAGGCTGAGTGAGACCAGGCGCGGGCGCATGCGGCTCGTCAGATCGGTGCCGTCGAGCGTGATGCGCCAGTCGGCGACGTTGTTGATGGCGCCGGTCATGTGCCCGCGCCTGCATCAGGCGTGGGTGTATCGCTCTCCTGCGCGGTGTCGTCGACGCGCAGGAGATCCAGCCCGAAGTCGATCCGGCGCGGGGTGCCATCGGACATGAGGTAGGCGTGGCGCTCGTCCAGGGCAGTGATGACAAAGTTGCCATAGACGGTGCCGGCGCCATCGACGAGCGGCAGGGCCTCACCTTCATCACCCATGGTGCGCAGGTCGTCGATCGAAACGCGGCCGTTCGTCAGCTCGCGATACACAGCGCCCGAGAGGCTGATGGTTTCATCGCCGACACCTACGAACTGCGTAGCATCGCGCGCGCCGACGCGACCGGATCGGGCGTGGCGCCAGTCCGTCTTGCGCTGCAGCTCATCGAAGGGAAGCGTGCCGATCTCGAAGAGGAACATGCCGAGGGCCATCAGGTGCATGGATCAGTCATCCCCATCGTCGAAGCCGCGTCCGCGTTTCTCGCGCTCGATCTGCTCCATCGCCTTTTTGACGGCATCCCGGATAGACTCTGGATCCCCGGAAACGCCTGTGAAATGGAAGTGGTACGTGTCGCCCGCTCGCGTTGACGACGCCGATCGAAGGGAAGACGACGATTGAGGGGCCGATTTTGTCGATGTCGCTCCCGGCCCGTTTGTGGGTGCTGCGGTCGCCAATGGCGCTGCGATCGCCATCGCCCCCATGCCGGTGCCGACTGCGAGGGCGCGCGTCATTTGCGCGGACAGATCGGCGATGCGCGAGATGGGGCCAGACGTGTTCGCCACCAGGCCGCGATCGAGACCCGCCATGACATGGCCGCCGATCGTAGCGAACACCCTCGAAGGCGAGTGGATAGCGAGCTTCTTTCTCAAGCTATCCGGCATCACCTTGCCGATAAGCGACATGGCGGCGCGAAGGCCTGGGATCGATGAAATGATGCCGTTGATCAGGCCCTGGACAAGAAACCTGCCGATGCTGGCCCAATTGAGCGACCGCAGGTAGTTGATCGCCGGAGTGAAAGCCCGGACCATCAAACTCAGCGGGTTGAAGTTGAGAAACGTGAACTTCAACGCCGTGAAGATCCCTTCCATGATCTTCGGCCAGTTGCCCCAGTTCTCGTAAAGCCAGTACGATACGGCAGCGAGCGCCGCGATGCCGGCGACGACGAGCGCGGCGATCCCGATCAAGGGGAGCAGGCCAATGCCCAGCGCGGTGGCAGCTGCGCCGAGGACGGCGATGGGCGCCACGATGCCGGCGAGGACGATCGCCCCGCCGCCCAAGACGAGGAACAGGGCGGCGAGCACAGCGGTGGCGACGCCGGCCGCACGGATCAGACCCGGATGGCGATCGGCAAACGCAGCGAATGCCTTTGCGCCCGCCGAAAGCTTTGGAGCAATAGACGCGATAAGTGGTAACAGCTGATTTCCCAGGGTGATTGAAAGATCGCCAGCCTGGATCCGAAGCTGCCTTACCTTCTCGGCGCTGTCCTTCATCCGCTCGTCAAAGTCCGCATTGACGGTTCCAGATGCAGCCAACGCTTCGCTACGTATATTCTGGTATTCCTTGAGGTTGGCCATCAGCGGACGGATCGCTTGCTGCACCTGCATATCGCCAAATAGCTGCGACAGCTTTGATTGATCGCCGCCGGTCACCTTTTCGGTAAGGCGGATGAACTCTTCGAGCGGACTGCGCCCTTCCTTGACAGCCTTTTTGAGGGCGGCCGGCACATCCACGCCGAGTTCCTTGAACGATTTGATGGTGTCCTCCGCATTCATCTTGGAGAGCAGGTTCATCAAGTTGTTGGCGGCCGTCGAGGAATCGCCCGCACCTTTGCGCGTGATCTGCAACGCCGAGGCGAGATCTGCGACGGCCGGCACGCCCTTCGCTCCCAGCGATTGCATGCTGGCGGTCAGCTGCGGGAAGTATTGCGCCATGTCGCGGACTTCGAAGGCGCCGCTCTTGCCTGCCCTGGCCATGACATCGAGCGCCTTGCTGGTCTGCGAGATCGGCACTTTGAGGTTATCGTGCGCCGCAAACGTAGCTCGGCCCAGATCGTCGATCTCAGCTTTGTAGGCGGTAGCGGCGCGGCCGATCGGTTTCATCATGGCAACGGCTTCGCGTCCAGCCAGGCCGAAGCCGGTCAAGGTGTCGACGCCTCTCTGCAGATCCGCTGGCATCTGATTGACCGCAAGCGCGGTCCTGCGCAGCTCCAGCCCCATCGCGGCGCCACCCGATCGTGCCTGGTTCACCTTCTGGTTGATGTCGGTCATCACCGATTCGAACTGCATGGCGTCCTCGGCCGCACCTTCCAGCGGACGGGCAATGGCGATGCCGGTGCCGATCGCCGCAGCGCCGCCGGCGGCCATGCCGGTGGCGGTACTCTGCGTGCGCGAGAAGCGATCACGCGCGTCGGCAAAGCGCCGGCCGCGCTGGGTCACCTCCTGGAGGCGGCGATCCTGTTCGCGCAAGCTGTCGTTGGTCTGCCTGATCTGATCGCGGAGCTGGCGCTCGCCAGAGACGAGGTCGCGTGTCGAGATGCCTGCATTGGATAGCCGGGTGCGTAGCTCCTGCAGCCGGGTCGACTGTTGCCGGTGCTGATTGTTGAGCGTTTCGGCTTCGCGGCGAGCTCGAGCGAACTCCTCGCGCAAGCGGCGCGTAGGATTGCTTGTCTGCGCAAGCTCACGGCCGAGCGCGCTGGCTCGCGTCTGTGCCTCGCGCATGCGGCGCTCGGTATCGCGCATCCCGGTGCGAAGCTGCCTGAACTCGCCCAGTTCGGCCTGGGCGCGCTGCAAGCCCTGCAGCCGCTCACGTGTGGTGCGCAGCGTCTGCGCCAGGCGCGTCGATCCTGCAGCGGCCTCGCGCATCGGCCGCGTCAGACGATCTGCACCCTCCATCAGGACGCGAATGCGAAGGTTACGGTCGGCCATCAGCGTGCCCCACGTTTGCCAACAGGTTCAGAGAACTCGGAGCGTTTGGCGGCACGCGCGCGCCAGCCCATCAATTCGGAGATGGTCATCTCTTCCATGGCGGCAGGCGGCCAGTGAAAGATCACCGCCACGTCCGCCATTGCTTCGTCTACGAGTTGGGGGAGAGCGCCGCCTTCGCGTCCTTCGGCAGCAAAAAATCCATGACTTCACTACCAAGCTGGGTGAGGTCGGAAGGATCGAGCTCGGCCACATCCTGCTTGGACAGGATTGGAGTCGTGATGCGTGGCAGCAGCGTTTCCAGAGCGCCATAATCGAGGTTGAGGAGCGCCGAGAGCGAGAGCCCGCGCAGCGCTCCCGACTTCGGCTTGCGGACTTCGATGACGTCGATCGTCAGCTCGCCACGCATGATCGGCGTGTCGAGAGTAACGCGGGCAGCGGCGGTGTCGGTCATGATGATCTCCGGAGGTCAGGTTTGTTGACGCAAACGCCGATCCGGTTGACGAATCGGCGCTGCGGGTTGTCAGAAGACGCCGAGGGCGGCGCGGCGTTCGGCCAAGAGATCGACGCCGTTTACGATCTCGACCATGTTGAGCGGGTCGATCTCCATTTCGACGCGACCGTTCCAAACGAGCTTGTAGTAGGCGATGGCCGTGGTGACCTTGAACTCCGAGGGTTCGCCGGTCTCCTGGTCGCCCATCTCGATCTCGGAATGACGACCGCGCACGATCACCTCGACATGATCGAGCGTTGCCGTGTCGTCGGACTGATAGTTGCCGGCGAAGCGCAGGTAGGCGCCGTCGAGGGTGGAAACTCCGAACTGGCGCAGCACATCGCGCATAGGGCCGCCGCAGGTAAACGACATCTCCATGGCTTCCATGCCCATGTCCATCTGGAGTTCGCCGCTCATTCCGGCTCCGCGATAACCCTCCAACTTGCGCGAGAGGGTCGGCAGCGAGACCGTCTTGGCATCGCCCATGTAGGCAAGGCCTTCGTTGAACAGCATCATGTCCTTCAGCGTGCGTGGCATTCCCATGGCGGGCTCCTAGGATCGAGTAAGGTTGGGGTGGCGCGGGCCGGATCAGGCGGCGGTCAGCTGGCTAGCGAAGTCTGCGAAGTAGACGTCGGTGATGCGCTGGTTGAAGCCGAGGTCTTCGAGCGGCGGCGGCACGGTGTAGTCGTAGTCGATCCGCAGCTTGCCGGCCTTGAGGCTGGCGGTGCTGTTGCTCGCTTCGTCGAACCAGCAGCTGGCGCCCAGGATCACGCCGCCGGCCTTGAGCTGGCGGAACAGGCCGTTGATGGTCTCGATGATGTCTTTCGCCAGGCCAGGAGTCAGCGGCTTGTCGATGGCCCACAGCATGCCTTGCGCGACGGTGTCGGCGATCAGCTGGCCCACGCGGACGACGCTCTCGAACGCGAACGCGCTCTCGGCTTCGGCAGTGGTGCGGTTGCCCCAGAAGCGATAGCCGCTGTCGGTGCGGACCAGCGCGGTGACTTCCTTGGCGTTGAGCACGCCAGCCTCGCTGGATGGATCTTCCAGCTCCCAATGGATATCCTTGGTCAGGCCGACGACGCCGGCGACGGGAATGTTGGACAGCGTCTTGTGCGGGCCGGTCGCCATGTCGATCGCGGCGCGCAGGCCCATGGCGCGGGCGGCAGCGAAGCTGGTGACGTTCTGCGAAGAGGCGACGTCGAAGGCGATGAAGTCTGGCATCAGCAGCATCAGCTCGCGCTGACCGAAGTTGGCGCGATAGTTGACGGCGGCGGCGACGTTCTCGCCGATCGCACGGGCGTAGGCGAAGCCGCGCAGCTTCTGCGCCAC